GTTTATTAGGAAAAGACATGGCACTTTGGGGAAATAATGACAATGTAGATAGCGTAGGTGCTGTCGTCCTAGATTATGATACTGGCGTTGTTACTGGAACCGGTACTTCTTTTGGTCAGACCGGATCTGCTCAAGAGGGTGATGTACTCCGTTTCGGTACTAAGGCAACTACTTACTTTGGTGATGCTGTAATCGTTTCGGTTGCATCTACTGTCCAGTGTACTATTGGTTCTACAGTAGGTCTTTCTGGTGCTGCCATTTCCGGTGTACAGTTCGGAGTATCACAACTTCCAAAGTATACTATTCTTGACAATACCTACAGTGAAACAAGAGCAGCAAACTCAACTTCACTTGCAATTGTAAATACTTCAACCAGTGCTATAGCAATTGGTGGAACCACATTGATTCCTGTAACTTCTGCTGAGGGAATTATTGCTGGAGATAGTCTTCAGGGCCCAACGTTCTCATCAACTTCAATTTCCGTTGTAACTGATACACAACTGACTCTTGCAAGTGCTATTGGTGCAGGTGCTACCGTTAGCGCTGGAGCTGCACTGACAGTCAGTAGAGTACAAGGTGGGTATGATGCATTTGTGTACGGTACTAATGAAGTTTCCACTGAAGCGGAAACAGGTACTCAATACGAACTAACTCATGGTGGTTGGGTTGGTGTTACAACTTATACTGATAATGAAGGTAATTTGAGAGTTAAGAAAGAAACTCTGGTTGCAATGTCTGGTATTACCACAGGCGGAACTGCTTACCACACTCCCTGATAAGTAATGATTTTTAATGAATTGAACGAAGGGAATTTCCTTCTCTTTGCTATTAAATATTATGAAAATCCCCAGGCCTTAACAAAGGAGGATTTTAATAAAGACCTGAATCACTTCAAGTATATTAAAAGACTCCTGAAAAGATATAAGAATAGCGGTGAACTAAAGATACATTTACTGATAAACCACTTTATCATATTGTATAATATCTTTGGTGATGCCGCTACTCCCATGTTGTTTTATAAAATTGAAAAGGATCTGTGGACAACTGTAAAAACATTCATTGTTTTTATGGACAAATTACCTGAGTATCCTCACACATATATTCATGATATTGAGATGGATCAAACATGCCTAGAAGAACTGGAGAGAGTTACCAATGGACAAGGACAAGATTGATAAGTTTGTAGATGCATTTCGTTCAGCAATGTATAATGAGTTCAGTGTCAATGAGGAAGGCATGGTGGCAAATCCTCCTGGGGGATCTGGTGGATTTAGTGGTTCCTCCGCTGCTGCTGGTCCTACTGCTGGTTACGACCCCACTATGAAATTAGATGGTAGAAACAAGTATGTTAAGAAGGCCATTAAAGATTTGATGGCCAGACAACAGAAGAGAACTGATAAAAAGGCTAGAAAAAAAGCATTAGAATTTAACCCATACTTCAAACCCTTCAATGGATCAGGTAAAAGTAGCTCTAATTGAGCAAAAGTTAGACGATCTTAAACCTATCATTGTCAAATTAGACCGTGCAATAGAGAAATTAAGTGAGGTAAATATATCAGTTAGCAGGATGCTTGCTGTTCATGAAGAGCGAATATCAAAACAAGAAAAAGTTGACGTTGTACTCTTTGCAAAAATTGACAAACTCCGTGATAAAATGGACAGCGATCATGACAGTGTGCTGCAAAGACTACGTGGACTAGAGAAACGTGTCTGGATGGCAGTTGGTGGATTAGCAGTCCTGTCATTCATCGTATCACCAATGATGCAGAACATGTTGACACAACCACCCATACCCACTACAATGTCAAGAGGTTCCTCCTAGTGACTAATGGATTTTATTGATGTCAAATATATTCAACTTATATCATCAAGACTCCAAAAGTTCAAGAAGATAAAACCAAACCTGTATAACTGCCGTTGTCCTATCTGTGGGGACTCCCAGAAGGATAAGAAGAAGGCTAGAGGGTATTTCTATCGTATTAAGAATAACACTAACTACAAGTGTCATAACTGTGGGTTGAACATATCATTCAATAACTTCCTGAAACAGTTTGATGAACCTACCCACAAAGAATATATCTTTGAAAAGTTTAAAGGTAATCATACTGGGAAGAACTATCCAGTAGAACAACCAAAAGATATCTTTAAAAGGGTGGAGAGTTCTAAACCAACCTTTAAGAAAAAGGTAAAGATAGATTTACCTAGTGTTTTTGATGTTAGTATATCTAAAGAGTATCTCCACAGCAGAGCAATCTTTGGTGGAAAGTTTTACTATGCAGAAAACTTTCAAGATTTTGTAAATACTCTGAAACCGGGGTCATTTTCAAATACCAAATATGGTGAGAAAAGAATTGTGATTCCTCTTGTTAGGGATGACAAACTTATTGGTGTTCAGGGAAGAGCACTCTCCTCGAACCCTGTTAAATACTTAACCATTATGTTGGAAGAGGATGAACTCAAGGTGTATGGCCTTGATACAATTGTCAAGGAGAACCCAGTTTATGTCACAGAAGGACCATTTGACTCCACTTTCCTATCCAATGCTATTGCTATGTGTGGTAGTGATGTTGACCTCAGCACTTTGGATTATCAATTCATATACGTCTATGACAACGAACCAAGAAACAAACAAATCGTTGATCGAATCTCAAGACAGATTGATAATGGGGAAAGGATAGTTATATGGCCATCTAACATTAAGGAGAAAGATATTAATGATATGATCCTATGTGGTCATAATGTGAAAGAGGTGGTAGAGAAGAACATCTATCAAGGATTAGAAGCAAAACTTAAGTTTACAACCTGGAAGAGAGTATGAGCAACGGTATCAAGGTACAAAAAAGAAATGGTGATGTAGAGAAACTAGACCTGGACAAAATGCATCTCATGGTTGATGAGGCATGTAAAGATCTTGCAGGAGTCTCTGCATCACAGGTAGAGATGACATCCGGTATTCAGTTCTATGATGGTATTACTACTGATGAGATTCAAGATATTCTTATCCGTAGTGCCAGTGATCTGATCGATTTGGAACATCCAAACTATCAGTTTGTTGCTGCACGTCTTCTTCTATTCACTCTTCGTAAGCAGGTCTTTCAGAATAAGAAAGGTGATGCTCCTGGGTTGAGGGAACATATTGAGAAGTGTGCATATAATGACCACTATGACAAACAGATTTTTGAAAAGTATTCTCTTGAAGAGATTGATAAGGTAAATAGTTTTATCTATCACGATCGTGATATGTTGTTCACCTATGCCGGTCTTCGTCAGGTGGTGGATAAGTATCTGGTTCAAGATCGTAGTACTGGTGAGGTATTTGAATCTCCTCAGTTCATGTATATCATGATTGCTCTTACTATCTTTCAAGATTATCCCAAGGAAACACGTTTAGATTATGTCAAGAGATACTACAACGCAATCTCCAAACACCGACTCAACATCCCAACACCAATCATGGCAGGGGTCAGGACACCCTTGCGTCAATTTGCATCTTGTGTTCTCGTTGATGTTGATGACTCCCTCGATAGTATCTTTAGCAGTGATATGGCTATTGGTAAATACGTCGCACAAAGGGCTGGTATCGGTATTAACGCAGGTAGAATTCGTGGGATCAACAGCAAAATCAGAGGTGGAGAGGTACAACACACAGGTGTTGTCCCCTTCCTTAAAAAGTTTGAAAGCACTGTCAGATGTTGTACACAAAACGGTATCAGAGGTGGTTCTGCTACAGTTCACTTTCCTATCTGGCACCAAGAAATAGAAGACATTATTGTTCTTAAGAATAATAAGGGAACAGAAGACAATCGAGTGAGGAAACTTGACTACTCAATCCAGATTTCAAAACTTTTCTACGAACGTTTCATTGCGAATGGAGAGATTAGCCTTTTCTCACCGCATGACGTACCAGGTCTCTATGATGCTTTTGGTACTGATACATTTGACGATTGCTATGTGGGCTATGAATCAGATCAGTCTATTCCAAGAAAGACTGTCAATGCCCAAGAACTTATTCTAGATATCCTAAAGGAGAGAGCAGAGACTGGTCGGTTGTATCTTATGAACATCGATCACTGTAATAGTCACTCTTCCTTTAAGGATAAGGTTTACATGAGTAACTTGTGCCAGGAAATTACTCTACCCACATATCCTCTTCAACATATTGATGATGGTGTTGGTGAGATTGCTCTATGTATTTTGTCAGCAGTCAACGTTGGTAAGATTCGTTCTGATGAGGAACTTGAAGATTTGTGTGATCTTTCAGTCCGTGGTTTAGAAGAACTGATAGACTATCAGGAGTATCCTGTAAGGGCCGCAGAGATAGCTACAAAGGCCCGTAGATCTCTTGGAGTGGGTTTCATTGGTCTTGCACACTATCTGGCTAAACTGGGGTATAATTACGATAGTCAAGAGGCATGGGATGCCGTCCATGGATTGACAGAATCCTTCCAGTATTATCTTTTGAAGTCTTCAAATGAACTTGCCAAAGAAAAAGGTCATTGTGAGTACTTTGGTAGAACGAAGTATTCGAATGGGATTCTTCCTATTGACACATACAAAAAAGATGTGGATGAAGTTTCATCACAGGAGTTACAACATGATTGGGAGAGTCTACGATCGTCTATATCCACCTACGGACTTAGGCACTCAACACTGTCTGCTCAGATGCCATCAGAAAGCAGTTCCGTTGTGTCAAACGCAACAAATGGAATTGAACCACCTAGAGACTATTTGTCCATTAAGAAGAGCAAAAAGGGTCCGCTTAAGCAGATTGTCCCACAGTATGGTTCTCTTAAAAACAACTATACTCTTCTTTGGGACATGGCTTCTAATCGTGGTTATATCAATGTTGTAGCAGTGATGCAGAAGTTCTTTGACCAAGCCATCAGTGGTAACTGGTCTTATAACCCTGAGAACTATCCTGACAATGAGGTTCCAGTATCTGTAATGGCACAAGACTTCTTGACAACATACAAGTTGGGATGGAAGACTAGTTACTATCAGAATACATATGATATCAAGACTGACGAAGCACCAGAGGAAACTCCTGAACTTCAAAATCTCCTAAATGATATTATGGAGTCCGACGAGGACGATTGTGAAAGCTGTAAAATTTAGACTAGAGGCGTAAATGCAGTACGATTTCGTAGCAAGTAAAGAGTATAATAATGATAATAAGACTATTCAGGGAATGACAGTCTTCAATACCGAAAAGGTCAATACCAAGAAACAACCAATGTTTTTTGGTAAACCACTTGGTATTCAAAGATATGATTCGTACAAGTATCCAGTTTTTGAGAAACTAACAACTCAACAACTGGGATATTTCTGGAGACCAGAGGAAGTTTCTCTCCAGAAAGATAGGGCAGACTATCAGTTACTTCGTCCAGAACAGAAGCATATCTATACTTCTAACCTGAAGTATCAGATTATGTTGGACTCTGTTCAGGGTCGTGGTCCTGGTATGGCGTTTATTCCTTACTGTTCCTTACCTGAACTGGAAGCTTGTATGGAGGTATGGGGATTTATGGAGATGATCCATAGTCGTTCCTACACTTACATTATCAAGAATGTATATCCTGATCCTAGTGATATCTTTGATCATATTATCAATGACCCACGTATTCTTGAAAGAGCTTCAAGTGTTACTGAGTCCTATGATGACTTTATTAATACTGCCCAACAATGGGGTAATGGTAATTTGTGGAAGGAAGATTTCCGTGACACATATACATCCAAAGAAGATATCAAAAATGTCAAAAGAAAACTCTATAGAGCAGTTGCAAACGTAAATATTCTTGAGGGTATCAGGTTTTACGTTAGTTTTGCTTGTTCTTTCGCCTTTGGTGAACTTAAACTCATGGAAGGATCTTCCAAAATCATTTCACTAATTGCAAGAGATGAGAACCAACACCTAGCCATTACTCAGAATATTCTGAACAAGTGGAAAGATGGTGATGATCCTGAGATGAAACAGATTGCCAAGGAAGAAGAAGAGTGGGTCTACGCAATGTTTGACCGTGCAGTAAACGAAGAGAAGAAGTGGGCAGACTATCTGTTCCGTGATGGATCAATGATTGGTTTGAACGATGTTCTTCTTCAAAGATATGTTGAGTGGATTGCCAATCGCCGTATGAAGGCTATTGGTTTGAAACCTGTGTATGATGTTGCTGCTAAGAACAATCCTCTTCCCTGGACACAACATTGGATCTCTTCTAAGGGTCTTCAAATTGCTCCGCAAGAAACAGAAGTCGAGAGTTATATTGTTGGAGGTATTAAACAAGATGTCAAAAAAGACACGTTCTCAGGATTCCAACTCTAAGGCTAAGGCCAAGAGACAGGATGATTGGTGGTTCCATGAGGAGCCACTAAATACCACAGATACAATGGATATGTGTGTGATTACGAAAATCCGTGGTTGTTTCAAGGACAACCTTTTCTATCTGAGGATATTGGTGATTCTTTCGGCTTTGTCTATAGGATTACAAACCTCAAGAATGGTAGAAAATACATCGGTAGAAAGTATTTCTGGTCCAAACGAAAGCCTAGAGCTACAGTTAAAAACAAGTCAAGGCGAAGAGTTACAACTGAGAGTGACTGGAAAAAATACTACGGAAGTTGTCCAGAGCTTAAGGACGATCTTACAAAGTATGGAAAGGAATCTTTTAGTAGAGAGATCATATCACTCCATGTAACACTGGGAAAGGTAAACTTTGAGGAGACCCGTCAGTTGTTTCTGAACGAGGTCCTATCACAAAAGTTGACAGATGAGACTCCTCTGTATTATAATTCTAACATTCTTGGTCGGTACTACCGCAAGGATTATTTTAACAAGTAAACTGATTTGGATTAATGATTAAGAAAATTTTTATGGGGTTGGTTAGTGTCACTACCCTTACTACAGCATGTGTGGCATCAACAAACCTTGATAAAGAGCTTAATGACATTACAGGAACTACTCCTACCATAGAAGGTGTAGAGGAAACACCTACAGAGGAATTGGTAAAGGTAGAAAAAACCTGGAACTGTCCTGCATGTTCTCCCAATGAACAATATGTTCTTAAGAAACTTCAGGAATATACTAAAATTAGTGATCGTAATGCTCTTGCAACGATCATGGGAAACATTAAATCAGAATCAAACTTTCGTGCCAACATCTGTGAAGGTGGTGCCCGTGTCTCCTACACTGAATGTAAGTCTGGTGGATTTGGATTGATTCAGTGGACTAGTATCGGACGGTATAAAGGTCTCGGAAATTTCTGTGCTAGATATCAGTGTGATCCTAGTAGTTTAGAAGGTCAAGTTCGTTGGATGGTTAATGAACCAATCTTCCAACGTGTCCTCCCTGAGTTTGAAGGACATGGAGATACTATTCCTCAGTATATGTCACATGCATATTACTGGTTAGGATGGGGGATCAAAGGATATCGTGAACAGTATGCATATGAGTATGTCAAAAAAATGATCCACTCAGAGACCTTGACAAAGACCTCAGAGTAGTCTATATTATAAGGGTGGTTGAGAGGCCACTGCGGTGATCCC